ATTACATCTTCAGGAATAATTTGTTCTTCTTGCTCTTCAAAGCTTTCAACAAATTGCTGATAGTATGCTGGACGTTGTAACTTGTGGATTGTTTCTTTGATTTGATCAATGCGTTCAACAACGCGATCAGTAATGTTTCCCATAGTCTCTGACAGTTGGTCTTGACGGTTAACATAACCTTTAAATCTTCTTAGACTAGCTAACTCTTCGCTTAGGCCGATAACGTGTTTACCAATGGAGTCATAAGGTGTTCCGCCATTCTTAATGTGTTCTGCTAATGCACGAGCACCATTTAAATGTTTAGTAGGATAAAGGAATCTTTCTCCTAGAGCACTTTCAATATAAATGCTTTCAATGTGTAGTGTACGTCCAGCGGCTAGCTCAGGATTAACAGGCTGTGAATGTCTAATAATTAAACGTGCCTCTCCTAAATCTTGGTAACTAACCTTTGAAGTACCAAACAGTTTACTTTCCATCATATTTCCTTCTCCGGTTTCTTCGGGTCTTTTTGCTAAGAAATCATAGTCTCTTTTGTCTAAATTCGATTGTCCGCTAGTTTGCACATCAAACTTCATAGTGTTAGATCTTGCAAAATCTCTGAAAGATCTCACCCACTTATAGGCTTTCCTGTGGCCGTTACTAGGTTGACCGTCTGGAGTAAAATCTCCCATGATCTTAATAACTAGGCCTTCTTCATTATCCAACGTCATAGTAATTGTTGCTAAAGGGGAGCCCCCTTCAGAATATTTAAATTCAAAAAACCGTGCCTGGGGGATATCTTCTTTTTTACTTAAAACTGCTCCGTTTTCATCACCAATTTTAATTGATGGGAAACGGGTTTGTATTTTTCCGTAAAGTTCTTTAGCAATGATGTCGAAATTAGCGTCCATATGATATTTATCAAAGATTAGAGGAAACAAATATAGGTAACGGAAGTTCTATATCTTCCTCGTAGAAGTCTTTACTGCTTAAAACTTCTGTTACACGGGGATCCCAATCTGCTAGGATAACACTCATACGTATTAGCAACAACAGAGACGAAACAAGGTCGTCAGTTTGTCCAGATTTTGCTTTAAAAGTGGTGCCCGTTGCAATAAACGTCTTTAGTTCGCTAATTAGCGGGCGACTGTTTATTATTATACGGTCTGACTCAATTAAGAATTTAAGTCTAGCACACGCAGAAATTTTAGTACCGTAAGTTGTATTAAACCCTTTACGGAACTTACGAACATGCCCTTTTCTCACAGGCTCACTAACGAGTAATCCTGGGAACGTTTCTTCGCCCATATCTTTAATAACTACAAGACCTGCTTCCCCAACTGTGTTGTTTTCAACGCTCCAGTAGATGTTGTTAGAATTTTCAACGCCAATCTCTTGCTGAATATGATTTAATATATCTCTTAAGATTTTAATTTGTCCTTGGATTGGAGTAATATTATGCTGCCATTCTGCACACTGTATCATACTTGGTAATTCAAATACTTCAATTGCTGAATAGTCGCCTCCTGTACCTAAACTTGGATCTAGTGATACAAGGTATAGATTACTACTGCTGGGTTTTTTGAACCAACGTACTTGTCCCATTCGTTCGATCGGTTCTTTACCCAACAGCTCAGATAACTTAATACTGTTAACTAATGTTTCATCAAATACTAGGAATTCGCAGCCGTATTCTCGACGGAAACGCTCTTCTCCAATCCGCCCCATTTCTGCCGACTTCCATGCTTCGTCACGGTCTGGGTGCTCGTGCCATTCTGATCGATAACCGTAAAACCCGTTGATTCCAATCTTTTCTGCATTTTCATTACCAAACTCGTCAAACATATGCTGGCTTTCTTTCCAGATAGTGGCAAATGTATCTTCATCGTTATTAGGAGTTGAAGTAATGATTGCCTTACCACCAGTTGCCAGTGTTGGCGAAATAGATGTCCAAAACTCTTCAGCAATGTTAGGTTGCACAAACGCAAACTCGTCGCAGTATAGTAATGATATAGACATACCACGACCTGTTGTACCTGTGGTTGTTTGACTCACAATACGTGAACCGTTATCAAATTCAATAGACCCTTTATTGTAGCTAACAACGCCGCAACGTATATGATCAGGGCATAATTCGTATCCGTACCGGATACGTTGCATAATTTCTTGTGCGCCTGTATATTTGTGTGCGGCCACTAGAATAGTTTGATCTGGGTGAAACATTGCATACCATAACAAGTATCCTGCGGCACAAGTCGTCTTACCGCTTTGTCGCGGCATCATATTAACATTGAATCGGTGATCATTGTAGGAATGTAATAGTCCTACCTGATATTCATAAGGCTCAAATTTAATTTTACCTTTAACTGGATGTTGTATGTGAAAGAAACGTTTAACAAAATGTAAATATCCTTCCACTGGGTCACTACAGATCAGCAGGTCGTGAACCTGGTCTTCTGTAAACTTTTCTTTTGTGTGGGCCTTTTTGGTTAAGACGCCATCTAATGATTTACTTGCCATATGCTTATTTACAATAAAAAATAGCCCCCGGAGGAGCTATTTGGCACTATCGGACAGAGTGCTAACTGCGACGAATTAGTCTTTTTAACCTTGTGTAACGCCTTTTGGGCCACGATCATCTTTAACGCCGCCTGCTTTCATTAAAGCAGTGCGAGCACCGTAGTCGCCACGATCAACATCTTTTGCCGCTGCCTTAACACCCTTATTAGGCTTTTTAACATGCTTCAATGGATCAAAGTCGTCTTTCTTGCCTTCTTTAACTTCTGTGTACAAACGGCTTAATTGATTCATCAAAGTTTCTTGCATAGGGTTACCGCCACCATTAACTTTTGGTGCTTCGGCGCCTTGACCATGTAGATCGTCACCTGATGGTATAACTGCATCTACTGGTGCATATGCTTCTTCTGGTGCGTTGGCAAACTCTTCGTCAAACGGAAAGTCGTCACCGCCAATAATTACATCTTTGCCAGAATCTGTATCGTGTGATGGGTGATCAGTGTCAGTATGACCTTGCTCAATACCTTTTAATATTCCCATAAGATCTTTGATACCACCTGACCCGCTGGCATTTAAACTTACGTTCATGCTGACTGAATCGCTTTGTTTTGGAATACTTGCCATGTCCCCTGGCATACTGCAACTTTCGTCTACTTGCCCAGGAAAATATCCTAATCCTAAACTTGCACGAAGTTGAGCAACTTCATCAAGTGGTTCTTCTACAGCTTCCTCGTCAACTGGGGCATCTAGCGTTTTAAATCCGCCCACTTTTACGCCGCGTCTTTTTAATTCTGCTTCAGCATCTGGACCACTTACTAGCAAACGCATACGTACTCCATTCTGCATTGCTTGAACTGCCTTCATTAGATATTCATTGCTGAAATGTTCAAACGGGTTGCCCGAGCCAGGTGTGGCAGACAATTGGGGAGTTGGAACATCTGCAGGAGACGGTGCAGGTGCGTTAGGTTTGCCTGTTAAGCGATTAACGCCTGGCGGCACTTCAGCGGATACTCGTCCGCCTTGTTGTACATTTTTTACAAGATCATCGAAGCTCATGGCCGACTGCTCTGTAGTAGGCTGCTCCATTTCATTTAATTTTGAAAGTAACTTGTGAAAGTTCATTTGTCTGTTCCTTTAGGTGCTTTGAGATCAACATCGCTCTTTTTTAAATTCTTAAGAAAACTCATCAAATGTTTTTCGCCAACTACTTTTTGGCCGCTTTCGTCTTTCTCATAATCTTTTTCAAGAAGTGATTCGCCTTTCTTAGCGTTAACACCTGAAAGGTTAAGCTCGTCTTCGCGGATATCAAACGGAGTTCTTACTCTAATTCTTGATGGACTAATTTTTAACTGATCTGCAATGTACTCTTTTAACACTGCGGATGTTGTAGGATATGTTACTTTAATATCAAAGATATTAACTTCAGCAAACTTTTGATCTGGAAAGTCTAATGGACTTTCTTGAATTGGTGTGCGTTTACCTGCTGAGCAAGCTGTGCATCCGTATTTTTCCAAAGCAACCTTCATCTGTTTAGCACAGTCTTTAGGGCAGTCGCCTGCGATCTTTACTTTGTATTCGTAAACTTGTTTACTTTCTTCTAAATAATTTTTGAAGCTTTTCATATCCGTATCCATATCTTGTATTTATGCGTTTTTCATGTTCTTAAGTTTCTCTATAAGGCTATTTCTGTCACTGATAATAACACCCTCGCCTTGTATAAGTACTCCTTGATCTTCGCTTGTTTCTCGGTCTAACTTTTCTTTTTTAAGCTGTAGTTCAATCATTTTAAGTTTTTTGTCAATCTTAGCGGATTTTGCATCAATAGCATTTTTAAGCATACTGGCTGCAACTTCAAACACCCGCCCTGAATACCGAGCTTCAACATTCATACCTAGATCCATTAGGTCATCGTAGGCATCTGTAGCACGTTGAGCCAGTGCATCAAACTCGTTGTCACTGATATCTCCTAGTCCTTTAACCTGTGGTAAGGCTTCAGAAATTTTATCAAACTCGCTAATATCTCGCAATAACGGTTGCGGAGTTTCAGCTAGTTCTTTTCTTTTCTTCTTTTCTTCTTGCTTGATAACTTCTTTGCTTTCAGGCAAGTTTAAAAGTTCTTCTAGTTTCTTAGTCATAGTGTACTTATCTGCTCCCGTTGTGAAATAAATCATTTTCGTTAACGATTCTAAACTTGATGCCTTGCTGTTTGCACCAAATTGTCGCAGCCGCCCATTTTGCCTGATTTTTTACATACTGTGCTTGATTGAATTTATTCTTACCAACACGTTCAAGTATAGTTTGACTAGCGGGCTTAATCTCTATAAGTTCTACATGAGTTTTCATGTTTTTATCAACATATTGTACAAAGAAGTCTGGCACATATATTGTTTGACGTCCTGTCAATGGGTCTCTATAAGGGATACTAATTGCTTCACTAGCCCATTTTTGCACACTGGGATTAGTGTCACAAAATTTCATAAAACTCCATTCCCAACTACTGCGATATCTTGGAGATTTATTACCAACATATTTTTCAGGCGCGGTGATTGTAAACTTCCCTTGTGCAAATTTTCCCATATCACACTAAGATATTTCTTGATTCAAACGTATCAGTTACTTGAGCAACCCTGTAACCTAATAAGCTAGTTTTTTCTCTGTAGGCGTTGAGTACCTGCGCAACTACTTGACTTAGTTGAACGTCTGTAAGTGCTTTTAACGTATCAAGTAAAGAAAATACACTGACATTATCTATTCTTGCTTGATTAAGCAAAACAATTCCAGTGCTCCTTGCACTTTCTTGATCAAATCCTCTTTTAAGGAAGAATGCTAATACTGCATCAATTTGATTAGTCGGAAAACTTATTTGATGGTTGTAGTACTTGTCAAAGAATTGTCTAACTTCTCCGGCACTGTCAACTGGTTCTAATGTTGGTAAATTTGCCATAATTATTGTTGAATGATAACTGTGTTATTGCCTGTAATATTAACAGCTTTTGCTGTTGTTAGATTGGCAGTATTTGCTACTCTAGGAAATGCTGTTCCTTCAATGCCACCAACTCCGGCAGTTGCTGTTGCTCCTAGCGAGACAGTATTAACAATTCCAGTTTGACCGCTAACAGGTTTTTGTTGAGTAGTTTGCGTATAATTTTGATCAGTTGACACGCGGTTATTTAAAGTTTCAATTGACGCTCTTGGAGTGTCAGTTGTTACTGCGCTTGTTCTCAATGCAGTAACGCCCGGAGGTAATGTTAACGGACTAGGAGTTTGATCATAATGTTCAGATCCAAATCCTTCAGGGACGTCACTATTAATTAATCCGCTACTGTAATGAACAGCTTCATACGTTAGCACCATAGATAATTCGTGTATAGAACTAATCTTTGCGTAATCCATAGTTTGATGATCAAACGATTGGATATACGGATTAATTAACTTATAAGCAAAATATTCTTTTCTTGACAACTGATACACTGTAATATGATTAAAAAACATCTCTGCACTTTTATTATCTAAACCGTATGCATTACTTGGTAATCTTTTTGTTGCATTTCTAGAATATGCACTGTTAGCACTTCCTGCACTGGTCGGATCTGCGTAATAATATCTATAGTAATTTTGCCAAACTTTACTAATTAATCCCATATTGTCGTCATGAAACTTAATTGTAACAGGCTCAAATTTATGTGTAGTTTGCACAACTTTTTTTCTGTTGTACTGATTAGCTGTTTCGGTTGTTAATTTAATACTAGGTAACGTAACACTTTTAACCAACATATTAACTTCATTTTTGTGACGCTGAGTAATACTTTGATCTTGCAATGCTCGGCTATTAATACTAAACACTGTATGGAATAGGAAATCAAGTTTTGGCGCTAATCTAAAATTATCATCACGAAATAATCTAGAACCGTGTTGATAGTCCCTAAGAAATGTATTAGGATCAAGATTGTTATTTAAGTAAGCGTTAAAAGGATTTGCCATAATAGTATTTATAAAGTCAAATTAACTGCGTAGTTAATAAACAGTCACAAAAAAGCCCACACTAGGTGGGCTGTTTATTAGCGTGAACCGCCGCCAGTAGTTCCTGTTCCGTTTGCACGAGTTACCGGAACACCAACACCAATTGTTCCTGATGTCTGTAAACAATTATCAGGCTGTATTGTTAATGAAATTGTCAATGCTTCTTGAGTTCCATAGTTGTTAGTATCATAGTCAACTTTTTGTATATAGCAACCATAGCATTCCCATGTTTCTAAAACATTTGGAGTGCTTGCACCGTTACCGCCGTCTAGGATTTCTAAACGAAGAGTAAACTTATAATCACTGCCTGCGGCTGCAGATGCCTGTTCAAAGAAATCAAATTGTTTCTGCATCTGTTCGCCAACTAACTTAGAAACGCTGCCAGTAACATCGTCACGTAGTTTAATTGCCATAGCTTCCCACGTGCCTTTACCAGCTAAGTGGAATACTGAATTATAAACTTCAATTGGGATGTCTTTGAAGCTGGCTGTAGGTCGTTTAGCTTCACTTACTTGTTTAGTAAGTTCAGTAGTAGGAGTTGAAACGCCAAAGTTTTCAAACATCACTCTAAAGCGATATTTCATCTTTGGCATCAACATACCTTGTGCTGATGCGCTTTGATCAGACGCTAGCGGTACTGTAAATCTTGATAATGTTGCAATTGCCATTTTAATATTCCTTTAATTATAGACCTTTGATCTCGCCAGTGTTCTTCAAGCGTAGCGGAATGTAAATAAATTCTACTGCTTTTACTGGTTCAATAGCTACATCAAGGTATAGTTCACTACGATCAATTCTTGCTGGAGTATTGTTACTTGTATCACAAACTACAATGTAGTCGTATAGAGCACGTTGTCCAACTAGTTCTAACAATAGACTTTCAGCCGCTTGTTTAATTTCATCTCTAGTAATTTTGTCGTTTGGTTCAAACACGTATGGCTTAGCCAACTGGTTAAACTGACGGCGTAAGTAAATTACTAAACGTGCAACGTTAATACGATCTAATGCACTAGCGTTACGAGCGCGAGTATATTGTCCGTAGTTAACAAGACCGCTTCCAACAATAAATGTTAGCGGGTTAACCTTGACACTGGCTAGTGTATCACGTTGTCCAGTGTTTAATGCAACTGATTGGAATTCACCTTCATCGGTAATAAAACCAACTGCTGTTGCGTTAGTAATACCACCACGACGTGTTCCTGCTGGAGCAAA